TGATCTCGCGTCGCTGTCCAAGCAGTACCGGGAGACGGTCAGGGAGATAGAAGAGCTAGAGGGAGCAGGTGATCAGGATGACGAGATCGGCGAGATCCTCGGCGCGAGATGCGCTGATGGGAAGCCAGGAGCCGTGCGCAAGAGTCGTACCACCGTACGATGAGAGCGACGGCATGGACGTCGAGAGGATCCTGCGCATCGGCGGCCTCAGGCTCGATGAGTGGCAGGCAGCCGTCCTCGATGACTGGATGGCCCGCGCCCCATCCGGGCGGTGGGCGTGTCCGACCTGCGGCGGCTCAGTCCCGCGGCAGAACGGCAAAAGCCTGCTGGTGCAAGGCCGCGCGATCGGCGGCATGCTCATGCTTAACGAACAAGTGATATATACAGCGCATCTGCAGAAGACGGCCACAGAGACGTTTGAAGAGATGCGCGATTTTTTTGAGAGCCCGAAGATCGCCCCGCACGTGGCCGAGATCAAGACCGCGCTCGGGCGCGAGTCTATCATCCTGAAGAACGGCGCGCGCATTAAGTTTCTGGCCCGTACGCGCAACGGCGGCCGCGGCCAGCATGGCGACCTGCTGATTTTCGACGAAGCCCAGGAGTTGAGCAGTGAGAGTCAGGCGTCTTTTCTGCCCGCGATTTCGGCCAGCCTTAACCCTCAGACGGTCTATGTCGGCACCCCGCCCGACCCGACAGCCGCGGGCACTGTGTTTCGCGGCATCAGGCAGAAGGCGCTGGATGGCAAGACCAGCCGCGCGGCGTGGTTCGAGTTCAGCGTTGACGAGATCGGCGACGTTCACGACCGGCAGAGGTGGGCAGACACCAACCCCGCGCTCGGTCGCAGGATACTGCCCAGCACCATCGAGGGCGAGGTCGAGCAGATGGACGCTGACACGTTCGCCCGAGAGCGGCTGGGCTGGTGGTCGCCTGTTGCGGTCCAAAAGGTCGAGCTGGCCATTGACGGGCAGGCGTGGGCGGCCTGCGCATCCGAGACTCTGAAGCCGCAGGGCAAGACGGCGTACGGCGTCAAGTTTTCCGCCGACGGCTCGGAGGTTGTCCTGTGTGGCGCTGTGTGCCCCTCAGACGGCCCCGCGCGTATCAGCCTGATAGACAGGCGGCCAACATCCCGGGGTATCCGCTGGCTCGTTGAATGGCTTAACGAGCGCTACCGGCAGGCGGCCTGCGTGGTCATCGATGGCCGCAACGGTGTCGACCTGCTTGTCGACCGGATCGCCGAAGTGTGGCGGATTAAGGGCTCCATTGTGAGGCCGTCCGCCAAGGATATGGTGGCGGCCGTCAGCCTGCTCTCTGACGAGCTCAGCGAGCGCACAGTAACATGGTATAAGCCGGATGCAGACTTGAATGACTCGGCCACCACATCCACCAAGAGAAGCATAGCAGGCGGCTGGGGTATCGGCGGCGACAATGCCGGGCCGATCGAGGCCTGCGCGCTTGCTCTGTGGGGCTGTCGGACGTCGAAGCGAGACCCGGCCCGCAAGATGCGTATAGGATAGAGGTTTAGCCGCCCTCGCACTCTGGGGCGCACACTTACAGGAGGTGCAACATGCAGTTAACTGCAGAGATGGCCAGGGCGCAGGGGCTCGGGCCGGATGAGATCGAGATGCTCCGCGAGCTCGTGGAAGTCTTCAACTACCACGAGAGCCGGAACGTCACAAAAGAGAAGTATTACGAAGGGCACGTAACGCTCGGAGACGTCAATCTCGGCATCGCCCTGCCGGATGGTCTGCGCGGCCTCGAGATCGGCTGCGACTGGGGCGCCAAGGCCGTGGACGTGCTCGCGGGGCGGTCAATGTTTGACGGCTATGTCAGCGCAGGCGGCGAGGATGCCGCTGCCCTCACGGCAATTATGACAGCGAACCGCCTGAGGACGGAGTACGCCAAGGCCTGCCGCGACGAGCTGAAATACGGCTGTACGTTCGCCACACTGTCCGCCGACGATGAGGTCGGATGCCGCATCCGCTTCCACTCTCCCAAGATGGCCGCGGCCCTGTGGGACGGTGAGAAGGGCAGGATACGGTGCGGTCTTGCAGTCATCGACACCGTGCGCGACGAGTCCGACAAAGGCACATGGAAGCCCGGCCTTGTTAATTTGTACACGGATACAGACGTGTGGGTGCTCCGGCGCGGCTACTGGAGATGGACGGCAGAAAGGCATCCGCATGGCATGGGCCGCCCGCTCATGGAACCCATGATTTGGAACGCTACCACAAACAAGCCCTTCGGTCGCTCACGCCTTAAGGCTCCGGTGCGGCGTCTGATCGACAGCTACGTCCGAACGATCGCCAACGCTACCATCGGTCTTGAGTTCTCGACGGCCCCGCAGAAATACCTGCTTGGCGTGACCGACGAGCAATATGATGCCATCATCAATCAGAAATTCAAGCAATACATCGGCAACATACTGGCATCCACGACCAACCCGGAGACGGGCGAAAAGCCGACATTCGGTCAGTTGGCGCAGGGAAGCATCACGCCCCATGTCGAAATGGTGCGCTTGCTTGCCACCCAGTTTTCAGCATCTACGGGGCTTACTGTGACGGATGTCGGCATCGTTAACGATGCGAACCCCACGAGCTCGGATGCGATCCTCGCGCAGTCTCAGACGCTGGTCACCATGGCTGAACAGCTGAACGCGTGCAACGCCGACGCCCTTTACATGATCGCCGTCATGGCGCTGGCTATCGCTCAGCATACTACCATTGACAAGCTCAGCGAAGAAGACCGCAACATCATGGCCCACTTCAAGAACCCGGCCATGCCGTCCGTCAGCGTAACCGCAGACGCGGCGATCAAAATCGCAACGGCCCGGCAGGCGTTCGCAGGCACGGACACCTTTTTGGAGATGATCGGCTTCGATCAGGCGGACATCCGCAGGATCAAGGCCCAGGAGACGCGGGCGCGCGGGCTGAGCGTCCTTGAGGATGAGTTCAGGGAGGCTTAAAAGGTGCATATCACGGCTATTGAATGGAAGAGATACACGGACAGGCTTCGGCAGATAAGCGACAAGGCCGCCATGCTTATGCAGCAGTATGTCCTCCGGAACGGCTACGATGTCGACCAAAAGATGATCGATTTCGCCTACGGCCTCGCTACCAAGTACGGGGAAGCCGCCGGAGCACTTGCGTGCGAGATGTACGACAACATGGCGGCCTATTGGGCGATGACATCCGCGGAGCGGTTGGCCATTGCCGCGGCTCAGCCTGCCCCGACAGCCACCTACGCCGAAACGGCCAAGGCTGTTTACGGATCCGCGAAACAGTCGCCGCAGTACATCCAGCAATCAGTCGGCAGACTTGTGAAACAAGTGGCGGCAGACACCACCCTGCAGAACGCCGACAGGGACGGCGCGCAGTTTGCATGGATCCCGCGCGGCGATACTTGCGCGTTCTGTATCATGCTGGCCTCAAGAGGTTGGCAGAGGCAGGGGAAGAAAGCCATGAAGGACGGCCACGCCGAACACATCCATGCCAATTGTGACTGTGCCTATGCCATCCGCTTCTCAGAGCGCGACGACGTGGAAGGCTACGACCCCGACCGCTACCTTGACATGTACGAAGGCGCGGGCGGCACGAAGTGGCAGGATAAGCTCAATTCGATGCGGCGCGAGTTCTATGCTGAGGACAAGGACCGCATTAACGCGCAGAAAAGGGCCAGTTACGCCCAGCGGCGCGCGATGGAATCAGAACTAGATGAGCAGGCCTGAAAGGCCTTGAGCATGGCAACGCGTGCCTCAAACGCGGATTAACTCTCAGGAGGTTTAACTATGAGTGAAACTGTGAATCAGGAAAGCAAAGCACCGGCAACCGATAACAACGACCAGCAGGCCGGCAAGATGTTCACGCAGGCAGAAGTCAACGCCATCGTTGTTGACCGTCTGAACCGCGAGCGCGAACGTTATGCAGGCTTTGAAGAGCTCAAAGAGAAAGCCGAAAAGTATGACGCGTCACTGGAGGCTGAAAAGAGCGAACTGCAGAAGGCGCAGGAACGCGTCGCGGATCTGCAGGCAAAGCTGGACGCCATGACCACCGCGGACAAGCTCCGGCAGATGCGAGAGAAGATTTCTGCGGAGACTGGCGTGCCCATGTCCCTGCTATCAGGGACGACGGAGGAAGAGTGCAAGGCACAGGCCCAGGGCATTATCGATTTTGCAAAACCCGGAAGCTATCCGAAGGTTAAGGATGCCGGAGAACCAACCCACAGGACCACCGGCGGAACGACTCGTGATCAGTTCGCCGACTGGTTCAATTCAAACATGAAATAGGAGGTTTAACAATGGCTGACATTAACAGAACTACAACCATCACCCTGCCGTCTGAGGTTAGCGGCGAGATCCTTCAGAAGACACAGGAAGAGTCTGCTATCATGAGGCTCGCAAGACAGGTAACACTGCCGGGCCGCGGCCTGACGATCCCGGTTATCACCGGCGACCCGACTGCTGCATGGGTGGCAGAGACTGCCGCTAAGCCGGTAAGCAACGCCACACTTAACACCAAGCTCATGCAGGCTTACAAGATCGCCGTCATCGAGACATTCTCCAAGGAGTTTGTCAGAGATGCCGCTGCACTCTACGATGCCCTTGTATCCCGTCTGCCGGGTGCACTGGCCGCTGTCTTTGATAGCACAGTGATCGGCGGCACCCCTGTGCCGGGCACCAACTTCGATACCCTCGCAGGATGCACACAGCAGGCGATTGACACAGACGCATATGCCGGCCTTGTGGCTGCAGATACAGACATCGCAGTCAACGGCGGCGTGCTTAACGGCTTCGCCTTCTCTGCTCAGGGTCGAGGCATCCTGCTCTCTGCAGTTGACGGCTCCAAGCGTCCGCTCTTCCTTGCATCCGCAAACGAGGGCGTGGTTAACCGCGTGCTGGGCGTTCCGACTTACTTCAACAAGGCCCTGTACAAGGCAGGCACTCCGAATGTCGTCGGCGTTGCCGGTGACTGGACGCAGGCCATGTACGGCACTGTCGAGGGCGTCGAGATTGCCTTCACCGACACGGCCACCCTCACCGCAGGCAATGCAACCATCAACCTGTGGCAGCAGAACATGGTAGCCGTCAGGGCAGAGATCGAGGTCGGTTTCCGCGCTGACACCAACGTCTTCAATCTGCTGACAAAAGCATGATGATTAAGCTGATTAACTGCGGCACCGGCACCGATATGTGGGTAGCTGAGGACCGCCTGCAGGAGTATTTGGCGGCTGGCCACAAGCTGGCCGCTGAGCCTGCGCCGGCTAAGCCTGCCCGCAAGCCGAAAGCCGCCAAGAGCAAGTAGGGGAGGCGGTACCTGATGGCATATGCAACCGTGAAGGATGTCGAGGCCGGGTTCCGGACGCTCGACGCAGACGAGAAGGCAAGGGCAGAGGCACTGCTCAGCGAGGCGGCGATCATGATTGACGCTACCAACACGATAGCCCTGCCGGATGTGCTCCGGCTGGTATCCTGCCGAATGGTGCGGCGTGCCATCGGTGACGCCGACAGCGCGCAGGCCCTGCCGATCGGAGCGACGCAGGGGTCCATCTCTGCAGGCGGCTACGCCCAGTCGTGGACCATCGGCGGCGGCTCGTCCGGTGAGTTGTACATTGCCAAGGCAGAGCGCAAACTGCTGGGCCTCGGCAACGCTATCGGCTCTTACAGCCCCGTGCAGGAGATGACAGCGCATGATTAAGGGCATAGATGTGATTCTGTACGAGAAGCGGCAGACGGGCGTAGACGCCTTGAACGCGCCGGTCTATGAGCAGACGCCGGTCACCGTGAGCAATGTCCTCGTAACCCCGCAGGATTCTGCGGCCATCGCTGAGGATTTCCGGCTGTACGGCAAGCGGCTCGTCTATGAGCTCTGCATCCCCAAGGGCGACACGCACAACTGGACGGACACCAGGGTGGACTTTTTTGGCAAGTCATTCGGTACATTTGGGATGCCGAGGGAGTACATCGAGGCCAACGTCCCGCTCGCGTGGAACAGAAAGGTCAAGGTGGAGCTTTTAGATGGCTAGCAAATTTAAATTTGAACTAGACCGGGCAGGCGTCAAGGAATTGATGCAGGGCAGTGAGATGCAGAGCATCATCAACGGCGCAGGAAGGGCCGTGCAGAGCGCGGCAGGCGATGGCTACTCGCTTGCTACCGGCGTAGGCCGGACGCGTGCACAGGCCCTTGTGTACGCCGATACGCCCAAGGCCCGGGCACTGAACCGCAAAAACCAGACACTGCAGAAGGCATTAGGGAGCGTGAGGGTATGACCATAGAGGCGTTAATCGTTGGCTATCTGAATGATAACATGGACGTGCCTGCCTATGGTGAAGTGCCGGCAGAACGCCCGGAATCCTTCGCCGTGGTGACACGGGTCGGCGGTTCAGAGGTTAACCGCCTGCGGACGGCTTCCATCGTGGTTTATATCTACGGGCCGTCACTGGCGGAAGTGCAGGTTCTTAATGAGGACCTGCTGGAATGTATGGACGGGCTTGCCGCGTCCGATATGGTGGCTTCCTGCCGCCTTAACAGCAACTACAACGACACGGACCTGTCAGCAAAGGAGTACCGCTACGGTGCCCTCTTTGACATCGTCTATTATTGATATAAGGAGGCATAACAATGGCCAACAATGTTAGCAATGTTACAGCCGGAAAGCCCAAGATTCAGGGCGCCATGTACTATGCGCCCATTGGCACCGCACTGCCGAAGAATGCCACCGAGGCCCTCGACGCTGCTTTTAAGGGTGTGGGCTATGTGTCCGAGGACGGTCTGACTAATTCCAATTCCAGGGAGAACGCCGAGATCAAGGCGTGGGGCGGCGATTCCGTCCTGACGACTCAGACCGAGAAGACCGACACATACAAGTTTAAACTGCTCGAAGTGCTCAATACGGAGGTTATGAAGCTCCAGTATGGCGACACCAACGTAAGCGGCGCGCTTAACACCGGCATCACGGTCAAGACCAACGCCGCCGAGCTGGAAGAGCACTCTTGGGTTATCGATATGGTTATGCGCGGCGCGCTGGAGCGCATCGTGATCCCCTGCGCCAAGGTTACGGAGCTGGGCGACGTTGTCTATTCTGACGGCGATGCCGTCGGCTACGACCTGACCCTGAGCGCATTTCCGGACGAGAACGGCGACACTTCCATCCGCTATATCGTAGAGGCGTAAGCGTATGGTCAAGGGCGTTACATCATCCGGCTTCGAGTTTGAGATCCCGGACGGGGTCAAGAATGACTTTCGATTCATCAGAGCATACAAAGACCTGAAATCCGCGGACGAGGACAAGCAGGCAGATGGCGCGCTGGCGCTCGTGTCCGCTACCTTCTGCGACGCCGAACAGGAAGGCCGCTTCTACGACCATCTTGCCGCTGAGCATGAGGGCCGCGTCCCGATCGACATCTTGTATGCAGAACTGAGTGAGATCATCAGGATCGCGAGCGAAAGCGAGGACAAGGCGCTAAAAAATACCTGAGCCTCGCCGAGATGATGGCCACCGACCAAGACGCATGGGAGTGCGACCTCGCCGAGACGTACCATATATACGATTTTGAGCAGGTTCCGCTCCCAACGCTTGCGCGGCTGTCGGCGGGGCTGAGGAGCAACTCGCGGATCAAGTCCCGGCTTGCGGGCCTGACCGTGCCATATGACACCTTTCTGCTCACTCGCATCATTGACTTGCTTCAGTGGCTCCAATGGTCGCGTTCCAAAGCGGCTCAGGACGGCGCACAGCCGCCTGAACAGCTCGCGCCCATGATGATGACCGGATACAAGAGCGCGAGGGCAGAGCGGGCGGAACTGGGCTTCAACACGGCTGAAGAGTTCGAAGCCGCGCGGCGCGATATACTCACTAAGATTTTGAGGAAGGAGGGCGACAATGCCTGACCTCGGCAAAGCCTACGTGCAGATCATCCCATCTGCCGAAGGCATCAAAGGAAAGATAACGACAGCGATCGGCGGCGAGGCCACCGCGGCAGGAAAAGCCGGCGGGCTTGCGATCGGCCGGGCGCTCGCAGGGGCGGCCATTGGCGCGATCGGCGCGGCGGCCATCGGGAAAGCCGTCAGCGCGTCAATCTCTGAGGGCGCGGCGCTCCAGCAGAGCATTGGCGGCATTGAAACGCTGTTTAAGGATAGCGCCGACACGGTGCGGCAGTATGCGAGCGATGCATACAAGACCGCAGGGCTGAGCGCCAACCAATACATGGAGCAGGCGACGAGCTTCTC